TACGATCTTATTCAGGACTCTGACGGTCGTTGGAGTGCTGAGAAGTTCCGTGGACTCATGTTCCAGATTGAGCGTGAGTGCAACCAGATCGCCAAGGATACCCGTCGTGGCAAGGGCAACTTCATCATCTGCTCGGCAGATGTTGCTTCTGCTCTCGCAATGGGCGGCTTCCTCAACATTAGCCCCGCACTAAATGTCAGCCTTGATGTGGACGACACTGGCAACACTTTTGCTGGTACTCTAAACGGCAAGGTCAAGGTGTACATTGATCCGTACATTGACACCACTTCCACTAGCGGTGCTAACTTTGTCTGTGTTGGATACAAGGGAACCAGCCCATACGACGCTGGCGTATTCTACTGCCCCTATGTCCCGCTACAGATGATGCGAGCCGTTGATCCCAACTCCTTCCAGCCCAAGATCGCGTTCAAGACCCGCTACGGCATGGTTGCGAACCCGTTCGCTGAAGGTGCTAACCAAGGCAACGGTGCGCTCAACACCCGCAGCAACCGCTACTACCGTATGTTCCGCGTGGACAACCTCCACGGCGTTGCATCGTAATAGTTAAGGTAAACTGAAGACTTGGGGGAGAGGGTAAACCTCTCCCCCTTTTCTTTTGGTGTCTAAATACTGTTACATGGCTAAAGGCGAACCATTCGATTTTTCTAATATTGAAGACGGGATTCTAGCCCGTTATCCTCAATACATGAATCCGTTGCTACCGACTTACTATCGGTTCAATATTGCACGGCTACCAAAGGTTTCATATTTCTGTCAAAGTGCATCACTTCCAACCATAACAATGAGTGAAGTGGTCATTCCTACTCCATTCGTACAGATTTCTCGTCCATCTAAACTGGACTTTGATGAACTTACCGTTGGTTTTGTAGTGGATGAAAATATGGGTAACTGGATGGAATTGTATAACTGGATGCGATCCATGACTAATGTTGAAAATTATGAAGAGTACAAACCGTCCAATACTCATGTGTCAACTGCAAACCTGATTATTTTGAATTCAACCAAGAATCCTAAACTGAATATTACATTCAACGACATATACCCTCGCTCTCTGTCGTCCATAGACTTCAACTCTGCTGTAGTTGATCCTGAGCCGTTCGTTGCCACATGTACCTTCAAATATCGAAGTTACGAAATAGAGACTCTGTAATATTTGCAACACGACAAGTTTTTCCGCTTGACAACCATTGAATCTCGTGTATACTCCTCTGATGGAGATTTGTTTATGACCCTAGACGATATTCGCAAAGAACTTGAAAAAGACACACGGATAGACGACTCTGCTCTTGATGCGGAGTCGTTACGCATTCCACAACTCCATAACAAGTATTTGAATTTTCTCATGGAAGAACGCCTCATGCTTGCCAAATACGAAAATGAAATGGCAATAGCAACCCGTGACAAGTGGGAGTACTATACAGGAAAGATGAGCGAAGAGCAGTTGACTGCTCGTGGATGGGAGCCATTCAACCTCAAGATTCTGCGTAACGATCTAGACATATACCTGAACGCAGACACAGATATTGTGAAAGCCAAGCAGAAGGTGTATTATCAACGAGAAAAGATTGGTCTGCTTGAAGAGATTGTCAAGGAACTGAATAATCGGCATTGGAAAATACGAAATGCCATAGAGTGGAGAAAGTTTGTCAATGGTCAATGATTGGGATGAACTACTAGACTGTGATCCAGAGAACGAGGATCGTGACGCACGATACCTGACCGATGTGTGGAACATGGCAGCACAGCACAGCCACGATCCAAACACACAGGTTGCTGCTGCTTTGGTTACATGGGCAGGAGGAATAGTTCTAGCAGGATGGAATGAAATTCTTCCGTCTTTATGTGAAAAAGGATATCCCAAAACTGCTGATAGTAAAAATTACTGTTTTGAACACGCAGAACGACGAGTTTTATACAAGTCTGTTGCAAATAAACTTGATGTGGCGGGGCTACAGATGTACGGAACATGGATTGGATGCTCTGAATGTGCTCGTGCAATAATTCAATTTGGAATCAGTCGTGTGGTTACATTTAGGCGCATAGTTCAAATGACTCCCGCAAGATGGAAGCCAAGTGTTGTAAACGGATTAGAAATGTTGCGTGATTCAGGAATACAGGTAATAGGTTGGGAAGGTATCATAAACTCTCCATACAAAATTAAATTTGATGGAAACTTTTTAGGAACAGATATTCTTGTTTGATCTTGATGTGAGTATAGTTGACTCGGTATGGCTTCGCGTTGGATGCGAGCGTGGTATTGCCAAAGAGTTGGCTGATTACTTTACATTCAAGGTTCCCGGTTACAAATTCATGCCTGCGTATCGTTCTCGTATGTGGAACGGTGAGATATGCCTATACAACATCCATACACAACAGATATACGGTGGGCTTGCAGAATATATTGAGAAGTTTGCCCTTGAGCGTGGATACACCATCTCAATGCCTACAACCAATCAGGTCAAAACCACTCCTGACGCTGTAAGAAAATTTATAGAGGATTTCTTACAGGTTTGTGTGGGTGGCAAGAAAGCCCAAGCCCACGATCACCAAATAAATGCCGTGCATCACGCCATAGAGAAAGAGCGTTGCTTGCTCCTGTCTCCCACAGGCAGCGGTAAGAGTCTCATCATCTACTCGCTTGTTCGCTACTATTTGGACAAGATTCCAAAAGATAAAAAGATACTCATTCTTGTTCCAACAGTTTCGCTTGTGGAGCAGATGTATTCAGATTTTATTGACTATTCATATGACAACAATTGGCGAGTCAATCAAAACTGTCACAAGATTCTAGCAGGTGCAAGCAAGACCACAGACAAGCGTGTGGTCATTTCTACATGGCAGAGCGTGTTCAAGCAGAACGAAAAATACTTTCAGCAGTTTGGTGCGGTGGTTGGTGACGAGGCACACCTGTTCAAAGCAAAATCGCTTACTTCTATTATGACCAAACTGAAGACTTGTCCGTTCCGTGTGGGCACTACAGGTACACTAGATGGCACACAGACACATCGGCTTGTGCTTGAAGGGCTATTTGGTCGTGCTTATGAAGTCACCAAAACTAAAGAACTCATGGAGAAAAAAATATTGAGCGATCTAAAAATTGATTGCTTGGTATTAGAGTACCCAAAAGCAGATCGTGAACAGATAAAGCGAGCCAAGTATCAGGACGAAATCAAGTGGCTCATTTCTTCTCAAAGACGAAACGGGTTCATCGCAGACATGTGCCAAAAATTAAAAGGCAATACACTTGTATTATTTCAATTCGTTGAGGGACACGGAACAGAACTACATAAGTTAGTGAGCGAGCGTGTAGGCTCCACTCGTAAAGTGTTCTTTGTATACGGAGGCACAGAAGCGGGAGAGCGAGAAGAGATACGCAAAATAGTCGAGCAGGAGTCTGATGCAGTTATAGTGGCTTCTTATGGAACATTCAGTACAGGCATCTCCATACGCAGACTCAACAATATTGTGTTTGCTTCTCCCTCAAAGTCCAGAATACGAGTATTGCAGAGCATTGGCAGGCAGTTACGAGTCTCCGAACACAAGTCCGTTGCTAGACTATTTGATATCGGTGACGATCTCTCGTGGAAATCTTGGATAAACCACACAATGCGGCACATGGAAGAGCGTTTGAAAATATACGAGTCAGAAGGATTCACTCACAAGGTGGTAAAGATTAAGATAGGAGAAACGGCATGAGAGCCAAGAAGTCTAAACTCCGAGTCTTCAAACTGCGTAGCGGTGAAGAAATCATTTCAAAGGTCGCTGCTCGTCCTCGTGGCAAGTTCACGCTGGAAAGACCCATGAAAATGAACTATTCTGTGGTGGCTGATCCGTTCACCGGTATGAAAAAGAGTGTCTTATATTTTACAGATTGGCTTGGTGGTGCAACAGAACTCAAGGTGGATATTCCACGAGAGTTTGTGTTGCTAGAACTTACACCTGATCCAGATATGGAGAAGTTATATTTCACACAGTCCGATGCACAAGACACTTTCAAGGCTGGTGGTATTGGTGGAATAGAACCAAATGTTGATCCTGTAATACCTCCACCTACAGAAGAGGAATTAAAGAAATTGGATGCTTTGTTGGAGTCTATGGGTATTCCTAAACTGGATGAGCCTATGGACAAGAAACCAGAGTTTCCTGAAGATGCAAATGCACCCAAGCCTCCGAAACAAAGTAAACGCCCTCCGTTTCCTCCCATGTTTCCACCGCAGCAGAAGGGAATCTTGTTCAGTTTCTCTGTTCCTAATGATATGATAAACGAGTGGATAGAGAACGGTATATTTGATTACTTGAAAGACTGCATGGACGACTTCATGGACATTGAAATGATGGACTCCATGTTCAAGCCCAAGAAAAAGAAACCGTCAGTTTCCAAGAAACAAAAGCCGTCAAAAAGCAAAGGCGAGTGGAAGCCGCCCACTGGCGATCAAGCCAAAGACCCCCATTACGGAAACCGTTTGGGTGATTGGTCGCCATTTTTGAAAGACTATATGGACGGACTCACTGGAGAAAATACACAAGACAGTGCTTGACAAAGTGTGATTGTGTGGTACTATTCGTAATGAAAGGGAATCATGGCTAAAAAGAACGATCATTATATTGACAACAAACGCTTTTTCGAAGAGATGAAAGCGTGGAAAACGCTCGTGAAGGCAGCAGAAAAAGAAGGCAAGCCACATCCACCTGTAACCACCTATATCGGTGAGTGCTTTATGGCTATTGCTGATCGACTGTCACGCAAGCCTAATTTTATAAACTATCCGTATCGTGAAGAGATGATATCAGATGGAATAGAAAATTGCCTGCTGTATGCGTACAACTTCAACCCACGCAAGTCCAAGAATCCGTTTTCGTATTTTACACAAATAATCTACTACGCTTTTCTTCGCCGTATATCCAAAGAGAAGAAGCAAGCGTATATTAAACTAAAGAAGATTGAAAACTCAAATATCGACTCTACGCTCAAGAAGTGGTTTCGTGAGAATTACTTGAGTGGAGAGGACAACAAGCCGTCTGTGCTTACTGAAACAGATATTCAGAACTTTGAAAAGAAGCCAGAAAAGACCGAAATCGAAACACCCAAGAAGCCAAAGAAGAAAAAACCAAAGAGCAAGAAGTGAAACTCCCCATCATTACTGATACCCACTTCGGGGCACGAAACGATTCTCCGGTATTCATGGAGTATTTCATGCGGTTCTTTGACCGCGTGTTTTTCCCGTGGGTGGAAACCCATCAGCCGTCACATATCCTACACTTGGGTGATTTTTTGGATCGCCGTAAGTTTGTGAACTTCTCCACCCTGAATGCGGTGCGTGAAGGGTTTGTGAAGCGATTGGAACGGACAGGCGCAGAGTTTCATGTGATTCTTGGCAACCACGATATCTTCTACAAGAATACAAGTAATGTGAACTCGCTTCGTGAACTGTTTTCCGACAGGTTCGTGATTCACGAGAAGCCTACAATTCAGGAGTTTGACGGGCGACCTCTAGCACTGCTGCCGTGGATCAACAAGGAGAACGAAGCCGAAGCCCTAGAGTTTGTCCGTACAGCACCCACAGATATCTTGTGTGGACATCTAGAACTTCACGGATTCAATGTGCTGAAGAACACACCATTTGACGGCGGCATGAACGCTGATCTGTTCAAGCGGTACTCTGCGGTGTACACAGGACACTTCCATTGCCGTCACAGCCGTGATAATGTGCACTATTTGGGTTGCCCGTATCAGATCACCATGAACGATTACGGTGACAAGAAGGGCTTCCATGTACTGGACACCGACACAGGCGACTTGGAGTTCGTTCCTAATCCGTACACCATCTTTACCCAACTCCGCTACAACGACAAGGACGCTGATCCTGCTACACCGATTCAAGTAGAAGAAGCACGAGTCAAGGGCAAGTTTGTGCGGGTTGTGGTGGAAACCAAGACCAAGCCGTATCTGTTTGAGAAATTTGTGGACTCCCTGTACGCACACCAGCCACAGACAGTCACGGTGATTGAAGACTTGGCTCCTGAAACCGTAGCCGAAGAAAATGTGGACTTGACAGAGGACACCATTACGATTATAAATCGTGAGATTGACGGGCTACAGAATATTGACTCGTCACGGCTAAAGACTCTGCTGCGTGAACTGTACGCTGAAACCCAAGCACTGGAAAACACTAAACAGCAATGATTCAGTTTACAAAAATCCGATGGAAGAACCTGTTGAGCACAGGCAACACCTTTACAGAGGTGCGGTTGGACAAGTCTCCCACCACGCTGATCTGTGGCGAGAATGGTGCAGGCAAGACCACTCTGTTGGATGCCCTGACCTTTGTGCTGTACGGAAAGCCGTATCGTGGGGTCAACCTGCCACAACTTGTCAACTCCATCAACGGCAAGGACTGCCTTGTAGAGATAGAGTTCACCGTGAACGGCAACGCTTACAAGGTGACTCGTGGTTTGGCTCCAAAGGTTTTTGCAATGGAACTGAACGGCAAGACTGTAGAGCAGACTGCCAACGCAAAGGACTACCAAGCAATACTTGAAACACAAATTCTCAAGATGAACTACAAGACTTTCTGTCAGGTAGTGATTCTTGGTTCCACCAACTATGTGCCGTTCATGCGTCTGCCTGCGGGAGACAGACGAGGCATCGTGGAAAACCTGTTGGACATTGATGTGTTTTCCAAGATGAACGATGTGCTAAAGTCCCGTTTGCAAGACGCAAAGGAAACCCTGCGTGGCGTAGAAGTGGAAATCAGCACCCTGAAACTCAAGGTGGAACACAAGAAGGACTTGATCGGCAAGATTGAGCAGAAGTCTGATTCACAACTACAGTCGTATCGTTCTCAAGAGGACGAAGAGCAAGCCGCCCTTGACGAACTGCTAAAGAAGCGGGACGAGTTGCAGGCGGCTATCTCTGCTATGACGGCGAACACCGCTGCGGTTGAAGCCAAGCGGGACTCCCTGAACCAAATGGTTTCGCTCCGAAAGCAGATGGGTAGCAATATCAAGAAGGCACAGGAAGAAAGCGAGTTCTACAAGCAGAACGAAGACTGCCCTGTGTGCAAGCACGATCTGCCCCAGTCTTTCCGTGACGACATGATTGCCAAGAAGACTGCTCGTCAAGACGAACTACAGACTGCCATCACCAAGATTGAGGAACTCATCTCCAAAGAAAAGGCAAACTTGGAGGTGTTGGTCAAGGAGTCGCAAGCGATATCTGCAAAAGAAACCGAAGTGGCTAAAACTGATTCAGCCATTGCTGCTTCCAAGAAATACATCAAACAGTTGCGTGACTTGCAAACCAAGACCATAGCAGAGCGTGACAGCATTGCTGCTGAACGAACCGCACTAGAAGGCATTCAAACCAATCAGGAAGCCAAAGAAGACGAGCGTAAGGGAATCGTGGAAGACCTCCACACAATGGAGATTGCCACCGTGCTGCTCAAGGACAGCGGCATCAAGCGAAAGATTATCAAGAAGTATATCCCTGCACTCAATAAAATCATCAACAAGTACTTGGTGTCTATGGACTTCTTTGCACAGTTCACCCTGAACGAAGACTTTGTGGAAATCATCAAGAGCCGCCACCGTGACGAGTTCTCGTATGAAAACTTTAGTGAAGGCGAAAAGTTACGAATAGATGTGTCGCTCCTGTTGGCGTGGCGTGACATTGCCAAAATGAAGAATTCAGCCAACACCAATCTGCTTATTTTGGATGAAGTATTTGATTCGTCGCTGGACGGTGTGGGCACAGAAGAAGTAATAAAGATTCTTCAAAATATGGGTGCAGCAAATAATGTATTCGTAATTAGCCACAAATCTGACCAGTTGCTTGACAAGTTTGCCAACATACTTACATTCAAGAAGGTGAACAACTTTAGTAGACTATGCACACCATGAGCAAGAAACTATCCAAAGAACGAGTACAGCGAATCCTGAACGGTGGCGATGAGCCGCTGTTCACCCCTGAAGACTTTGCGTCAGACGAAGCCCGTGCCAAAGCACTGGATCGGGGAATGTATTTCTACCGCCAGTCTTTCTCCCCATCAGACGCACGAAAGTGGATCAGCGAGTGGTTGGTGGGCAAGGGACGCAAGGAGGACGCACGGTTGGTGTCTCGTGCGTCCAAGAGCAGTCTACGCCTTGTGTGTCCGTATTGCCGAATGGAGTCTCGGGGGTTCGTGTGGACAGACGAGCAGCAGGTTACAATTCAAAAATATATTAGTGAACTGTTGAACGAAGCCCGTTCCGCTGCACCTGCGGACGATGACACTCCCAATATTCAAGACCGCCTCCGGGCGAAGGCTGATGACACCCTTTCGGAACTAGAACCCCTGATTGACGAAGCCTTCACAGGGGCAGGCAGCAAGCGGTATAAGCCCGTTATAGCCTCTTGGATTGATTCCAAGCCCATGACCCGCCCCACAGCCATCATTGTGCGTGACAGGCTAATGGTTGCAATGGAAGAGATGTACTCTGCATATTATAAAACCGACCCTGATATTGCTGAAGGGTATTCATATTTGAAAAGACCCACACAGAAGCGGCTGATTGAAATATTTGAAGAAGCAGTTGCCACCGCGAATGTAAAAATTAGTGGCATGGTGGCGGCTCGTAAACCCCGCAAGCCCCGTAAGGTAAATCCTGAAAAGGCGGTGAAGCGTTTAAAGTATTGCCAAAAGACCGAAAGTGGCTTGCAGTCAGTTGATCCTCGTGGTATTATTGGTGCTCAAGGACTCGTTGTGTTCAACACCAAAAACCACAAGGCTATCGTGTTCGTTGCCGCTGAACCCAAAGCAGGGCTAGGTGTCAAGGGATCAACCATTACCGGATGGGACGAGTCCAAGTCTTATGAAAAGACGGTGCGTAAGTGGGAAGAGTGGTTGAAGAAGACCGCAGGAATGCTGAAGGCACTTGAAGACATGAAGACCACAGCACTCGTTCCAACAGGAAGGATCAACAAGCACTGCTTGTTGCTAAAGACACTATGATTCTCGTAGACAACAGCCAAGTGATTATGTCGTCCCTGTTCGCACAGCGTAACTTGGACTACACCGACGAGTCCTTGATTCGTCATATGGTGCTGAACACCTACCGCATGTATCGCAAGCGGTTCGGCAAGGAATACGGTGAACTTGTCCTGTGCCAAGAAGGGCAGGGTGGCGAGTATTCGTGGAGACGCAAGTTCTTCCCGAATTACAAGGCTGCTCGTCGTGAGGCTCGCAAGGACAATCCCGACATGTGGAAGCGATTCTACGAAATCATGGACACCGTTCGCACAGAGGTGCGTGAAGTGTTCCCGTACAAGAACCTATCCGTGAGAGGGTGCGAAGCCGACGATGTGATCGCGGTGCTTGCACGAAACCTGCATGAGCAGGAACCTATTCTGATTCTGAGTGGAGACAAAGACTTTGGGCAACTGCAAATCTACAATGGAGTCAAACAGTACTCGCCCATGCAGAAGAAGTTCGTGACGGTTGATAATCCAAAGACTTTTCTTTTTGAGCATATCGTGAAAGGCGATTCTTCAGACGGTGTGCCTAATGTGCTGTCTGAAGACGATTGTTTTGTGACGGACGGCAAGCGGCAGAAGCCAGTGACCCGTAAGCGTCTTGAAGAATTGGAGCAGTCTTGGGCTGAAAGCGGCAAGGTTCCTGATGCCGTTGCAGCCAATTGGAACAGAAACGAGACACTTATCTCGCATCTGTGCATTCCGCCAGAATACCAAGAGCGTATCATGGAGGAGTGGCGTAAACCGTTTACCGCTAATCGTTCAAAGATTTTGAACTATATGATTAGCAAAGGACTCAAGAACCTCATTTCAGATATAGGAGACTTTTGATGGAAGGCAAGCCAAGTTGGGACGATTACGACCGTGCAGCAAAGAAGGCTCGCAAAAGTGCTGGCGACAAGAAGCGACGGGGCAAGCGTCACCAAGACCGACAGCAATTGCGTGATTGGGTGAATGATATCAACTACAGACGAAAGGAAGATTATGACGACTACCGCAACGAAGACTGATTCCATGAAGATCAGCAAGCGAACCCTTGACATTCTCAAGAACTTTTCTGCTATCAATCCCGGACTGTTGGTGAATGTGGGCAACACCATCACCACTCTGTCCACAGGAAAGACCATCGTAGCCGAAGCAAAGGTGGACGAGAAGTTCACCAAGCAGTTCTCCATCTACGATCTGAACAAGTTTCTTGGCACAGTCAGTCTGTTCAAAGACCCTGATTTTTCTTTTGAGCAGAACTACATTGCCATCAAGAACGGCAAGTCAACAGTAAAGTATTACTACTGTGACGAGAAGTTGGTGCACCACACCAGCAAGAAGGTGTCCATGCCCAAGCCTGTTGTGGAATTTGATCTGTCCTCAAAGGATTTCTCTGAACTCCTGAAGGCAGCAGCGGTTCTACAGGTCAAGCATCTGTGTGTTGAACCGTCAAAGGACGGCAAGAGCATTCAGATTGTGGCTCGTGACAAGGAGGATGTGACTTCCAATGATTATTCACTGGTGGTTGCAGACTACGACGGTGGGGCAGAATTTGAGTTCATCATGGATGTGGATAATCTCAAGATCATGTCTGGCGACTACCGTGTGCAGATTTCTGAAAAGGGAATCAGCATGTTCTCCAACAAGAACGAGCCACTAACCTATTGGATTGCAAATCATTCTGATTCCAGTTACTCTGCCTGAAAGGCTTTATGAAAACAAATGAATCCGTGAAGGGGCTATGGGTTGAGCGTTATCGTCCGCAAAGCGTGGACGAGTGCATCTTGCCACAAGACACGCAGGATGTGTTTACCCAAATGGTGCATCGGAAGGAACCACAGAATCTACTCCTCTCTGGAGGAGCAGGCTGTGGAAAGACTTCAGTTGCCAAGGCCCTGTGCAACGATCTTGGTTGTGATTGGTTGATGATTAACTGTTCGGAGGACGGTAATATTGATACCCTCCGCACCAAGATTCGTCAGTTTGCTTCTACTGTCTCCCTTACAGATGGGGCAAAGAAGGTGGTCATCCTTGACGAGTTTGACTATTCCAATGCACAGTCCACTCAACCCGCCCTTCGCGGATTCATTGAAGAGTTTGCAGGCAACTGCCGATTCATCCTGACTTGTAATTTCAAGAACAGGGTGATTGAGCCGTTGCATTCCCGATGCACCTGTATTGATTTCCGAATCCCTAGCAAGGAAAAGCCTAAACTTGCTGTCAAGTTCCTGAAGCGAGCAGAAGACATCCTGAAGCGGGAGGGTATCGAATACGATCAGAAGGTGGTGGCTCAATTGGTTGGGAAGCATTTCCCCGACTTCCGCAGAACCATCAATGAACTTCAGCGGTATTCTGCTTGTGGCAAGATTGATGTAGGCATCCTGAACTCTATTGCCGATGTTCAGGTCAAGGAACTTATGAGGTGCATGAAGGGCAAGGACTTTGCAGGAGTCCGTAAGTGGGTGGTGGAGAACCTTGACAACGACGCAACTCGTTTGTTCAGAACAGTTTACGACTCTCTGTACGAGAATCTTGAAGGCGGTTCCATTCCCCAAGCCATCCTGATTCTTGCAGACTACCAATACAAGGCAGCGTTTGCAGCAGACGCAGAGATCAATCTTGCGGCTTGCATGGTTCAACTAATGATGGAGTGCAAGTTTAAGTGAGCCACCAACTGACTGATTATTTGAAAGCCATCAACGAAACCAAAGAGCCGTTGATGGATACACCCGAGTGGGGCAAGACCTCGTATCCCCCGTTCGTGGTTGGGCGGTGTCTGTCGTACTTTCCTGACACCCTGTTCGCTGTAAATGAAATGAATACCCGTGCCCACATTGACCCCAAGATGCACTTTGACTTTCTTCGTGGAGCCGTTCGGAAGCGTAAGCGGTTCTCCAAGTGGCTGAAGCGGGAGAGTGATGAGCGAGTGCAAGCACTAATTGAATATTATGGATTCTCTGCAAAGAAGGCTAGGGAGGCATTGACCGTTTTGACCCCACAACAGGTTGCTGATATTGTGGCAGCGGTCTTCAAGGGTGGAAAAGCGTAGACTAATAAATAGTTCCGTGTCAGTAAATTTTATAGAAAGTGGTATAGACATGGAACAACCAAACGAACGATATATTGATCTTGAACCCAAAGACCTGCTAGAAGTTACTATTGCAAAGCCTGATGACTTCCTGAAGGTTCGTGAAACCCTGACCCGTATCGGGGTATCATCTCGTAAAGAAAAGAAGTTGTGGCAGTCCTGCCATATTCTTCACAAGCGTGGCAAATATTACATTGTCCACTTCAAGGAAATGTTTGCACTTGATGATCTGCCCACCTCTATCGACTCCGAAGATATTGGTCGCCGCAACACCATCGCGTGTCTGCTTGAGGAGTGGGGACTGCTCAAGATTGTCAACAAAGAAAAAATAGTAGACAAGGTTCCCCTGAACAAAATAAAGATTCTCCCACATAAAGAAAAGGGAGAGTGGCAACTGTGTCCTAAATATCACATAGGACGAAGCAAATCGGGACATAAGCCCGAAGAATAAAAAGGAGATATTCGTAATGAGCAGACTCGTGATAAAGTTCCCGACACGGAACCGCCCTGAAAAGTTCAAGACCGTATTCACACGCTACATGACCTTCCTGAGCGGACGGCATGATGTGCGTTTTGTTGTCAGCATGGACGCAGACGATGCCACCATGAACAACGATGCCATGCGCGAGTGGTTTGAGACTCGCAAGCGTAACGCAGACATCAAGTACTGCTATGGACACTCCAAGACCAAGATTCAAGCCTGCAATGCAGACATGGAAGGCGAAGACGGCGATGTGCTGCTGCTTGCTTCGGATGATATGAATCCGCAGCAGATGAGTTACGATGAAGTAATTTTCAAGTGCTTTGAGCAGGCATTTCCCGACTTTAGCGGAGCCATCAAGTTTTGGGACGGGCTACGCCCCAAGGAAGACCCCCTGATGACTCTTACAGTCATGGGCTTCCCCCTGTACAAGCAGTTTGGATATATTTACAACCCAGAGTATAAGTCCTTGTACTGCGACAACGAGCAGACAGCCGTTTGCCATCAGTTAGGTAAACTAGCCATTGCTCCGTATTGTATTATTCGTCACGAGTGGACAAATGAGCCGTTTGATACCCTTCACGCTCGTAACGAAAACAAGGACATGTACGATGTGGACAGCAAGACTTTTGAGGCTCGTAAAGCCAAGAATTTTGATATGGAGGTAATGTTCAATGCCAGTGCCAGCCGATGATATTTTGATTAGTATTCTAATCCTTTCTATTCCTTCTCGCACAGAATCCGTTACTGCCTTGATGAAAAAGTTGGATGGGCAGTTGGGAAACCGTCGCTCTGTGGAGATTCTAGTTCTAACAGATAACCGATCACAGAGTATTTCAGAGAAGAGAAATGTTCTGCTTCGTGCTGCTCGCGGACAATTTGTGTGTTTCATGGACGACGATGATGGTATTGCTAACGATTATATTGACCAACTGCTAAATGCAATAAAAGAGAACCCGTCAGTTGATTGTGTTTCGTTCAACCAATTCTGTTCTTTGGATGGTGAGCCTATGAATGTAGAGTTTGGTATTGGAAATCCGCACGGGCAGTTGTGGCGAACCCAAGATGGAATGCTTGGAGATATCAAGCGTCCTCCGTACCATATGTGTCTGTGGCGGCGTGAAATTGCACAGAGTGAAGAGTTCCGTCCGATGTATAGTGCTAACGGTCAGTCTACAGAAGATATTGATTGGTTGATGCGGCTGTACCCAAAGGTTCAAACAGAACATCATATTGATGCACCTTTGCATATGTACATTTACAATTCAAATACAACTGCTTCTTTGGTTCCACAATCAGAACAATGAAAATTCTTCTAAATTATGCAAATGGCAAGTTCTTGGAATCGCAATTCAAGAACAGTCAAAGTGGTTTGGCAGCAGGATTCAATGTTGTGTATCAAATGGGTGGTTCTGATATCGAGTCTTGTTTTAGTATTGCACACCACAATATCCTATCAGAAAAAAGAGGTGCGGGGTATTGGTTGTGGAAACCGTATTTCATCAATCGAATTTTGAAAAATATGAATGAGACAGATATTTTATTCTATTCTGATTCTGGTTCTATTTTTATTCGTAGAATGGAACCAATCTTTGATGCCGTTACTTCTGATCCTCGTGGAATAGTTGCTTTTGAATTGGCTGGAGGTCACATAGAAAAGCAGTATACTAAAATGGATTTGCTGAAATACATGAATATGGAAAGTTCAGAATATTCAGATTCTCCCCAAAGGATGGCTAGTTTTATGTGCTTTCGTGGGACACATGAAGCAAAGAGAATAGTTTCAGAATATCTTGAACTTGCAAAAAATCCACACTTCATAACAGACACTCCAAATCAAAACGGATGGGTTGAGCCAAATTTTAAAGGACACAGACACGATCAATCCATATGGAGCCTATTGACAAAGAAGCACAATGTGACTATACTGCGTGATCCCACACAATGGGGTCTACACCACAAAGAAACTACCGAAGAAGAAGTTTTCATTCACCACACCAGAGATCCACGATGAAGATTGAAAAAGTAATCGTATCAACCAATTCCAATCCGCTATACTTTGATTTTTGGAAATCGTTTTCGTATGTGTGGAAGGAAAAGATGGGAGCCGATCCTGTTCTGATATACATTGACAGCAGCCCTGATTCTGCTGAAATTGATGAGAGATGGGGTCAGGTTATTCGTGTAAAGACTGTTGATGGTGTTCCTGAATATTTGCAAACACAATGGTCACGATTTTTCTTTACTCGTCTGTTTCCCGATTCTGTTTGTATGACCAGTGATATTGATATGTACCCTTTACATAAGGGTTATTTCATGGATGAATTTCAATTTGATGGTAATTGGCATTTGCATCTTAATGGAAATGGTGTCACAGGAAGACACGATGATTGGATTAATGGTAAGTGTAATCTTAATGTCTGCTATCATGTGAATTACGGAAACCGTTTTGGTTCTTTATTTGAAATGGCGGATTCTTGGGAAGATGAGATTCGTAGACTTCATTCCATGAATCTAGGAAAAGATCAGTCTCAATGGGCAGAACACCTTAAGGGCATGGATAACTGGGGCGCAGAAGAAGACTACACTACTGCTGTATTACGCAGAAAGAGCATAGATCAATCTGTAACTGTGTATAGCAAAGGACTGTACGGGCACAGATTTGATCGTTCGGCATGGGATCGTTGCAAGCAAGCAATTCCTTCACATCAATTTGTGGATTGTCACTCACTTCGTCCATTTCATCAAAATCAAAATCAAATTCTAGAAATTCTAAACCACTACCACGGAAATTTTGATGATTCCATCTGAAGAAATAATTAGCGGAAACAATCTAGCAGCAAAGTGCGACTATGTGTTTGCACAAATGTGTGCCACAGAACAAGGTGTGTTTCCTGTTTTTACAAAATACGCTCCGTCTTTTAAAGGTGGAGAAGTTGTTTTTTGTAAAACTGACTATATTGTTTCTCTGCGTGATGTTGTGAACCAGTTTGTTCCGCGCGATGTTCCATTCACCATATTGACACACGACAGCGATTATGCTGTAACGAATGAGATGACACAACTATTCGCAGATAGACCAGTTAAATGGTATGGTATGAATTGTTCTACGGAAACAGCAAGCCCAATTCCTATTGGTGTAGCAAATTCTTACTCCAAAGGAAATCTGAACGATTTTGAAAGAACAGTATCTCCTACTCGTCTGCTGTATGTGAACAATCGTGTTCATAATTATCCAGATCTTCGGCAATGGCTGTATAATCATTTTTCTTCAAAGTCTTGGGCAACAATCCGAGTTCCATATGAACATGCTGGTATTGATCCACGATACAAAGAAGAATTGCTAGATCACAAATTTGTATTGTGTCCTCGTGGCAATGGAGTAGATACTCATAGAATGTGGGAAGCAATGTATAGCGGAGTTATACCTGTAGTTGTTAGACACAGAACTCACGCATTACTTGAGGGGCAGTTGCCTATATTGTTTGTAGATGATTATTCTGAAGTGAACGAGCATATGCTAAATGAAGCATATGAAAAATTCAGTAAGTCTGTTTGGAATATGGATATGCTGAAAGTTTCTTGGTGGATGGAATTCATACGGAGATGTGATTATGCCTATTGATATAAAGACTATTGTTCTTCATTATAAGCCTTTAAAAGAAAGAAAGGCTAATATGATTAATCAGTTGGACAGGTTTGGTTTTTCGGATTACTCTTTCTATGAAGAGTTTGATGGAAATGAACTAACACAGGAAATAATAGATCAACATTGTGTTCGTAAACACATGGATTGGAATACCGTTGCACATAAAATTTCACTTTGGAATATAGGTATTGAAACACAAAGAGAACTGAATCCTGCTGAACTGTCTCTTACAATCAAACACGGAAAGGTGTTTCAACAGTTGTCGGAACAAGAAGGAGATGTGTTCATTATCTTTGAGGATGATGTTATTCTGTGCAACGATTTTGATAAGCATTTTAATGAATATCTTTCAAGAACACCTGATGATTGGGATGTTATTCATTTTGGTAGTGGTGCTGGTTTGAAAGCACCAAACACAACTCCTGATAAAATTGCGTATCGCATAAACCATCCCGCATCCAGATGCACAGATTCTATATTACTAAAAAAGTCTGCCCTAAAGGATTTGGCTAAAACATGGTTCCCATTTCACTTGATTTGTGATTATGAGTTGGGATATCAGCATTATCTTCACAATCACAATGTTTATTGGTGGGAGCCGGGTTTGGTAAAGCAGGGATCAGAACATGGAATCTTTAAAAGCGTATTGAGATAAATTATGCACAAGATAATCAACAATCTTAGAGGTCGTGAATTTCATGGTAAAGATGAAGCAGAATATTTTGAATCAATAGTCTCACATATTCACACAAAAGAGGATCATACATTTGTTTTCTCTGTTTGGAATGAACCTCTTGGAGACATTCCGAATGGTTCTATAGTTTTTTCTACTTCAGATGAACACCACCAACAGCCAATTGCCGATCATCTTCAGAAGAATGTTTTTCTTCTTTTTAAGAATTACTATCCAACAGATCCAATTTGCGATAGTCGGGTGTTTCCTTTTCCCCTTGGATACCTTACAAATTTCTCTGGCACACATTCCATTCCAATAAACGAAAGAGAATTTGATTATTCTTTCGCAGGAACTTTCAATGGAAATGGCAGAGACAAGATGTGTAGAGAATTGGAAGCACGAAAAAATGATGGTAAAAAGAAATTTTGTGCCATCACTCATAGTTGGGGTAAAGGATTGAGTATGGATGAATACAGCAAATTGCTGTCACATACAAAGATTTCTTTGTGTCCTAGTGGATATGTTAGCAAAGAGTCGTTTAGAATATTTGAGGCTGCTCGTTGTGGGTGTATTCTTATTGTTGATGATGTTCCCACAAATCTATGGTATTATGACGAGTTTCCCGGTATAATCCTTAAAGATTGGTCTGATATTTCTATTATTGAGCGTCTATTGTCAGACCCCGATAAGATGCAGGATATTAGTAATAAGACTATTCGTTGGTATGAACGGTGCATATCACCCAAGTCGGTTGCATCATATGTTCAGAGCAAAATAGAAGAGAAGACAACATGAAGATTAAATTCATAGCAGGATGGAATACTGACTATAACATATACTCCTTTGTCAATGACATATGGAATATGGATGGTAAGTATGACGATATTCTAACATATAATGATGACTATACGCATTTGGTCATATTCAATGGTGTCAATAATTCTAACTACAGAATAGAGAAGGAAACCACATACGGTATTGTCGTGGAGCCGTATTGGAGTACTTCCTTTGATAAAAATATGCTGTCTTATTGCAAGAAGATCGTGACCTATCAGACAGACAAATATGAAGCAGGGAGAACCATATTCAGCCCATTGATAGGAACACATAGACTATATGATCTTGGGGAAGACGGCGAGATTATTCCTATTCCAAATACCACCAAAAATCTGTTGTCTAAAAAATTTGAAAAGAATAAGACTCTATCCATCATTGTTGCTAATCATGGATTTGATACTAGGTCTTATACAAATTACAACCATCGTCAAAATTTAGTGGTACAGTTGATGAATTCCGATCTAGAATTTGATATGTATGGATTTGGATGGCACATTCCGGATAGACGATTTAAGGGACCACTAATAAACAAGATAGACGGAATAGCAAACTACAAATACACAATTGCTCTTGAAAACAGTCCTGTTAGTGGTGAAATAACTGAAAAAATCATTGATGCCATATTGTGTGATACCATTCCAATTTACAATGGTCATAAAGACATCAAAAAGTTTTATCCAAATTCGTGTGAATATTTGGAGTATGATGGTAAAGAGATAAATAGGATAAGAGAGATCATCAACAGCAACAAGACAGTAAGCGACTACGATTTTGATGATGCAAAAAATAGGTACTTTAATTTATACAATCCCATCCAAATAGTGTTAGACGACATCATAAAATACCAATACTAAGAATACATTATGATTTGTGAAAACAAGCCGTGGAAATTGATGGATGATCGTGCTGTCACGAAAGAAGATCGTGAAAAAATGTGTGAGTTTATTATGAGCAATCAAAAACTCTCATATGGCGAAAAATGCAAAGAGTTGGAGCGTCTTTGGTCTGAATGGCTAGGAGTTAAATATAGCGTTTTTGTTAATTCGGGATCGTCTGCCAATCTTATACTTGTTCAGGCTATGCACGATCTATATGGTCGCGGTGATTGGGTTGCTCAATCGTGTACATGGGCAACAAATATTTCTCCGATATTACAATTAAAGAACAGCAGTCAGGGTATTTACATGACTGATGTTGATATGAAAACCCTTGGAATGCGTCTTGAAGATGTAGAACACTACATCAAAACCCAAAATGTTAGATATTTATTTGTGACTCATGTTCTTGGTATGCCGTGTATCAGTGAAAGATTGCTTGACATTTGCAAAAACCACGATATAATACTCTTGGAAGATTGTTGTGAATCTCACGGTAGTATTTGGAATGGGAAAAAGGTTGGCACATTTGGAAAAGCATCTACCTTTTCTTTTTTCTATGGGCATCACATCACCTCTATTGAGGGAGGCATGGTATGCACAGACGATGAAGCCCTATATCATCATCTACTACTCTTGCGATCTCATGGTATGCTTAGAGAATTACCAGAAGAAGAAAGACAAAAAAGGAAAGTCGATGGAGTTGATGAGAGATTTACCTTTTTATGTAATGGATACAATGTAAGAAATACCGACTTGAATGCTGTTCTGGGTATTTCTCAAATGGCTCGTCTTGATAAATCGGTTAGTATCAGAGAAAGAAATTTTAAAATTTATCTTGAAGGACTAGATTCCTCAAAGTATCATACCGATATGAATCATCAAGGAGCCAGTCTTTTTTCTTTCCCCATAATCAGAACAGATGGCAACATACATAAGGTTGCAGAAGTCTTGAAGAACAACGAAATTGACAACAGACCTCTGATTGCTGGAAATCTGTTTAGACACCCAATGATGAATGGAGTCAATACATTCATAGTTAAAGGAAATGCAGATTTCATTCACGATAATAGTTTGTATGTTGGAAACAATGAGTTTGTGGAACTTGATGATGTAAACCGATTGGTGAGAATATTAAATGCGATATAGTAATGAAAGAAAAAAGATGGTGGCAAAAGTTGTTCAACTTGCTCACGATAGCAAGGAAGGGCATATTCCAAGTTCACTATCTGTTCTTGATATGGTGTATGGGCTATACCAAGAGCATATTACGAAAAACTCAGATCATAAGTTTGTGTTGTCCAAGGGACATGCTTCTCTTGGGTTGTATGTTGTTCTGGATCATTTTGGGATATTGAATGCTGATCTGAATTCCTTTTGTAAATTTGATTCTCTGTTAGGAGGTCATCCCAATCTTAAAATACCTGCTATTGAAGCATCCACAGGTTCTCTAGGACACGGTATGCCAATTGCTGTTGGAATGGCTATGGCAAAAAAGATACAGGGAACGGGTGGTACTGTATTTGTTTTGATTGGTGACGGTGAAGCAAACGAAGGAACTATATGGGAATCTGCTTTGCTAGCAAGCCATCATAAGTTGAACAATCTTGTTTGTCTTTTGGATCACAATCATTCTACCGATAGGGCTGTTGATATTGGCGATATTATGTCTAAATTTTCTTCTTTTGGTTGGCACACAGAGGAAATAGATGGTCACGATATTGATGCTATAACTTCAATACAACCATGTTCTAACAAGCCTATTTTTGTGTTGTGCAATACCACTAAAGGGAAGGGAATAGACATGATGGAGAACAATCCAGAATGGCATCACAAATCTCCAACAAGTGAACAGGTTCTTTCTATACTAAAGGATCAAATTGTGTTTGATGGTGTCGTGAATACCGCACTATCAAGAAATGGAAGTGGGCAGACTGAAGATGAATTTTTTATCTTGGCTGAAATTGTAGAAAGATGTAATAGCATATCGGGAGACTTTGCTGAAATTGGTATCTATTGTGGAGTGACAAGTGAACTGATATTTACATTGAAAGATAAAAATAAGACTCTTTTTTTGTGTGATACTTTTAGTGGGTTGGTCGATGTTGAAACGGATGACAGTTTAAAGAATGGATTTGCCTCTTTTTCTTATCAAGATTTTTGCAAAATAAACAGTTATGTGAACGAAAAGGAAGTTAGAGTAGTAGATGGTTATTTTCCAACTTCTGCTACAGAGGAAATGAACAGTACCAAATATTCATTTGTCCATCTAGATGTGGATACCTACAAATCAACGATTAAAGGTTTAGAATATTTTAGTAACAGAATGTCTACAGGTGGTTTTATTGTTGTCCACGATTATCGTAATTCAATCTGTCAGGGTGTTAAAAAAGCGGTTGATGAATTTATGATAGAAAAACAAGGTGAATTTATGCTTGAAACATATCCAAAACAAAACAGCACCCAAGCAATCATAAGAAGAGTTTAATATGAGAAAGCAATTTGTAAAAACAATAAAAGATATTCTTTACGCTGATGAAAAAACAGTTCTTCTTCTTGGTGATATTGGAGTGTTTGGATTCAGAGATGAACTAAAAAATATTCCTACCCGTGCTTACAATATCGGGATACTAGAACAAAGCACAATAGGAATTGCTGCGGGAATGGCGAAGGGAGGTCTTGTCCCGTTTGTGCATACTATAGCACCTTTTATAGTAGAGCGAGCGTTTGAGCAACTAAAGGTAGACTTTGGATATCAAGAACTGAATGGTAACTTTATCAGCGTTGGTGGATCATACGATTATGCGGCACTAGGATGTACTCACCATTGTCCTGCTGATATTTCTTTGATGGCATCTATCCCAAACATGGAAATAGTCATTCCCGGTACAGCATCGGAGTTGGATTCTCTTATAAAGCAAACATACAATAGTGGAAATCCGACATATACTCGTATCAGCGAGACACAGCACACAGAAACCATTCCTGTTAAATTTGGATGTGCTAATGTAATTAAGCAAGGAAAAACAGCGACCGTTGTGTGTTTTGGCCCAATGCTAAAACAAGTAATGGAAGCCACAGAGAATATGGATGTTACATTACTATACTATAGCACAATTCTTCCATTTGATAACAAAACTCTGCTTGACAATTTCAACGAAACTGTTATCATATGCGAACCATTCTATGAAGGAAGTACCAATCACCTAATTGATCTTGCTCTTGTAGGAAAAGCATATAGGAAGTTTAATATAGGTGTACCCCGTAAATTTCTTACTAACTACGGGCACAAAGAAGAACATGATAGTTTTCTTGGTTTGGATTCAATAGGAATAAAGGAGAAGATTCAGAGATGCTTAATTTGATAAATGAAAATTGTGAGAAAGTAATTTCGTCTTTAGATTTCTCTTCGCTAAAAAATAAAAGAATATTGGTAACAGGAGCAAGTGGACTGATTGGAGTTCACATGGTTTCTGTTCTAAAAAATCTAAAAGAAAAATACAACTACGATATCGACATTTGGTGTTGGGTATTTTCCAATATTGAACCTTCTTTTCGTGAATTATTCAAGGGTTGCGTGGTTCTAAAGTCAGATTTGACAGATTCAAAAAACATAGAAAGCGTTGGTCAGATTCTTGCAGAAACGCTTTCTGGATTCGATGTAATCATACACGCTGCTGGTTACGGTCAGCCTCAAAAATTTACCTCCAACAAAGTAAAGACAATAGAACTGAATACCCATGCAACGATAAATCTGTTCAAACTATTGAATAATGGAGGTTCCTTCTTGTTCTGTAGCACTAGCGAGATTTATAGCGGAATTAATGAGGAAGGAATAGACGAGTCTAGGATAGGCACAACTCTACCAAATCATCCACGCGCTTGTTATATTGAAGGAAAGAGATGTGGAGAAGCAATATGCCAATCTTTTCTTGAAATGGGTTACAATACAAAAATTGCTAGAATAAGTCTGGCATATGGCCCAGGAACCAAAGCGAATGATGCTAGGGTCATCAGCAATCTGATTGACAAAGGACTAAAAAATTCAAGAATAGAACTACTTGATAGTGGATGTTCTATAAGAACATATGGATACATTACAGACATCGTAGAAATGCTATTCAATATTCTTCTTCACGGAAAGCAGACTGTTTATAATGTTTCAGGAGTTTCTAAGGTTTCTATTCTTGAACTTGCACAAAAAATAGGAAAAGAATTGAACTGTGATGTTGGGGTTCCATCATCAGAGAACATGGCTCTATCTGGAAATCCAAAGGTTGTAAACATGAGCATCAACAGATACCTGAATGAGTTTGGGGCAAAACAATTTGAGCCTATAAATACAGGACTGTGTAAGACTATAGAATGGCAAAAATATCTTCACGCTATTTGATGAAAGGTAATTTGATGAAGACTATAACAAAAAATGATATTGAACAAATTCTAGGCATGAAAGTTCCACATTTTGTGTCTAGTGACATGGAGAAGAATCCTCTACAATATGAGGATTTGACACCTGAACAGTTAGAAAAATATCTAATTCATGTGGTGAAGGTTTTGCTTGCTGATATTACAAGATGTGGAGAGCATCGTTTGGTGGAATGGGAAGAAGGATGGAATCAAAATTTACAGGAGTTTTGCAACACAAAAAACCCATCTTCTTTGATTCCAAAGTACCACGGTAAGAATAGGTATGTTCGTTGGATGGGAAAAATTGTCAATCCTATTACCCATCATTTTGACTATAGAATACACACCTATATGGTTGATACAGTTCTAAATTCATACATGGAAGGAATTGAAAATGTTTATGAATTTGGTTGCGGTCCGGCGTATCATCTTTTGAGAATGCAAAATAACTATCCCGATAAGTGCTTGCATGGATTGGATTGGACTTCTTCTTCGCAAGACATAATCGGAAAAATAAACTCATCTGTGGGTACAGATATAAAGTGCCACCGATTTAATTTTTTTGAACCAGATAGACAATTTGATCTCAAGCCAAATAGCATGGTATACACGATTGCTGCATTAGAGCAGGTTGGTGATAGATTTGTTGATTTTGTGGAATATCTTATAGAGAAAAAACCAAAAGTTTGCATCCACATGGAACCCATGTCGGAACTTTTAGACGAAAATAGTGTAGTTGATTTTCTTTCCATAGAATATTTTAAGAAACGCAATTATCTATCAGGATTCCATTCTCATCTGCTTCAACTAGAAAAAGAGGGTAGAATAGAAATCATCTCTAGTAAAAGAACATATAGCGGAAGTTATTTCATAGAAGGACATTCGTTAGTAGTTTGGAAACCAAAAGATTGACATTAAAAAGAAAGAAACACTATGCCATTAGTCCAAATGCGAGGCGGCGATATGACTGTTGGGTTACAAGAATTGTGTGGTGCAATAAAGCAACATCTTGGAAATAAAGAAGATCCAAATATTGTTGAAATTGGTAGTTACTGTGGAGAATCTACCCTAATCATAAACAGTTGTTTTACGAATGCAACTATAAATTCTGTTGATCCTTATGTCTCATATAGAGAAGATAATTCGACATACGATCTTGACAATCAGGCACAGGAACTAAAGGAAGCAGAAAAAGTGTTTGATTCCATCTGTAAGCGATTTCCAAACATCAAGAAAAATAAAGCACATAGTCTAGAATTTGTGAATTCTGTTCCCAACAATTCTTTGGATTTTGTTTACATAGACGGAGATCATTCTTATGCTGCGGTAAAAAAAGATATTGTTGCTTGGATTCCAAAAGTCAAGATTGGTGGTGTCATTTGTGGACACGATATTACATGGCAAACTGTTCGCAAGGCATTGGTTGAGGTTTTTTGTGGACAGCAACCTAATGGAGTTTTCAAAGACAGTAGTTGGGCTTATGTTAAAACACCAGAACTAAATGAGTATTTTTGTGGAGAATAAAATGCTATTATCAATTCTTATTGGTGGAAAAAACGACAATTACGCAGCAGACGAAAACGGAAAAGGTGGGGTTCACAAAAGACTTGAACTCACTCTGAATAAAATGATAGACAATCTTCGTAGACTTGGCAAAGATGATATTGAGGTTGTCGTGTGTGATTGGGGAAGCGAAGATAAGATTTCTGATGCTTTGGTAAAAGAGCGACATCCCAATATGAAGTTTGTGTATGTGTCTCCTGATATAACAAAAAAGTACAATGGAAAGGCATCCTATTCTATTGTTCATCCGTATAATGTATCCTTTAAGCACAGCAAAGGCGAGTACATTATTTTTTGGGACTCCGATTGTTTTATGCCATACGAGGAGATAGAGAATCTTTATAATTTTGTAAAGGGGCTATCTGCCAATAAAGAGAAAAAGTTCTACCAAGGATCGCGTTTCCATATCCCGCGTGTAGGATATGTTGATGCTGCTTCATACCATGATGTGGATGAGTATTTGAAGACCTGTATTGTAGACACAAAAACAACACTAAGACCAACCAACGATGCGGATAATTTTGTAAATCACCATATGCTTCGTCACAACAAAGTAAATGTTGATGCGTTTAATGGAACTGCTATGGCAACTCTAATGCACAGAGATATTGCCGAAGACAGCACTTGTTGGTGGGAAGAATTGAGTTATTGGGGATGGCAAGATGTTGAATTCCATATTCGTTTGAATAGAAAATATATTTGCGGTGGTGATATGGAAGATTTTGGAGTAAAGTTTTTTCATCTATATCACTACGAGCCATTTGAAGGCAAAGAAAAACCTATTATGAATGATTATTTGATGCCAAGTAAATTTAGGGCAAATGGTAAAAATTGGGGGCTTGCTAACGAAACTTTGGAGGTGATTTCGTGAACACTCTAGTACTAGGTGGAAGCGGTATGCTTGGTTCTGTTGTTGATTTTGGTCTAAAGCCAACTAGACAAGAACTAGATATTTTAAACTATGATAGTCTCCATGAGTATATTATTGCAAATGATGTTGATGAAATAATTCACGCCGCTGGTGCAGTAGGTGGAGTAAAAGCAAATAATGATTATATGTATGATTTTTTTATGGATAACATTCGTATGAATGTGAATGTCATAAGAGCATGTAAAGAACATAAAATCAAGAAAGCAACATTTTTCCTATCAACATGTGTTTTCCCTAACCACGCATCTCTTCCTTTAGTTGAAGGTGCTATACATCAAGGAGAACCACATCCAACAAATTTCGGATATGCTTACGCAAAAAGAATGTTGGAAGTTGGTTCTAGATGCCTACTAAAACAATACGGAATACACACATCGTGTATCATTCCTTGCAATATGTACGGCGAAAACGATAACTATCATTTAGAAAATGGTCATGTTATACCAAGTCTTATTCATCGTTGTTACTTGGCAAAGAAAAACAATGCAGATTTTATAGTTTGGGGATCAGGTAAGGCAGAAAGAGAATTTTTATATGCTCGTGATATGGCTAATGTTTTGAAACTTCTTCATTCAAATACCAATCAGTCAATTCCTCATCTGATGATTGTTTCTCCGGAAATCATACATTCTATATCTGAAGTAGTTTATTGCATAGTAAAGCATATCGGATTTCAAGGAAAAGTGGTTTTTGATTCTACTAAATCAGAGGGAATAATGAAGAAAAATACGGATAATTCTTTATTCCGAAAACACTTTCCAGACTTCAAATTTACCGATCTAGATACAGGGTTGGCAAATTCTATTGAATACTTTGTAAAAAACTACGAAAAAGTCAGAAAGTGAAAATACCATGAAAGCACTAGTAACAGGTGGAGCAGGTTTCATAGGATCAAATCTGGTTGATCGGCTTATTGCAGACGGTCACGATGTCACGGTTATTGACAACGAATCATCAGACGCACACGATCAGTTCTATTGGAACCCTGCTGCCAAGAACTATAAGTACGACATCAACGACTATACAATGGTTAGTAAACTGTATGAGGGTGTGGATACGGTTTTTCATCTTGCTGCGGAAGCCCGTATTCAGCCGTGTATTATCAACCCCATAAAGGCTGTGGAAGCCAATATGCTTGGTACGGCTAGTGTGTTGCAGTGCGCTCGTGTGTGTGGCGTGAAGCGGGTGATCTACTCGTCCACATCCTCTGCTTATGGATTGAAGAATATTCCTCCTCTTGTAGAGACAATGCCCAACGATTGCCTGAATCCGTATTCTGTTTCCAAGACGGGCGGCGAGGAGTTGTGCAAGATGTATTCCAAACTGTACGGCTTGGAGACAATCGTGTTCCGCTACTTTAATGTGTACGGTGAGCGTCAACCCCTGCGTGGTCAGTACGCGCCAGTGATTGGCATTTTCCTGCGTCAACGAGCCGCAGGAGAACCCATGACTATTGTGGGTGACGGTGAACAGCGGCGCGACTTTACCCATGTGAGTGATGTGGTGGAAGCCAATCTCAAGGCTTCACGATTCGTGGCTCCTGAATACAATGTCACCGACAACGGTTCGTGCCAAACTTATCGCGGATGGGAATGGGGTCAGGTGTACAATATTGGTACAGGAACCAACCATTCCGTAAATCAGATTGCTGAACTGATGGGGGGAGAAACTGTGAATATTCCACCCCGCGCAGGCGAATCCCGAATTACACTTGCAAACGCAAACAAGGCAAAGGAACATCTTGGATGGACTGCCCAAGTTCGTCTTGAAGACTGGATTGCCGAGCATAAATAACCGTACAAGGAGATCGTGAATGTCTACAGTATGCCTCTCTATGATTGTCAAAAACGAAACGCACATTATCCACGAGTGCTTGGAGTCTGTCTACAAGCATATTGACTATTGGGTAATTGTGGACACTGGTTCAACTGATGGAACCCAAGAACTAATCAAGCAGTTCTTTGCTGATAAAGGTATCCCCGGTGAACTGCATGAGCGTCCGTGGGTGGGGTTTGGTCACAATCGCACAGAAGCACTTGGGTTGTGTGACGGCAAGGCTGACTACGCTTGGATGATTGATGCAGACGACCGAATTCTTGGAGAGTTCAAGTACCCACACGACAAGACTCTTACAGCCGATGGATACGCACTCAAGTGTTCACGCGACAATTGTATATGGTGGAGAAATCAGATATTCAAGACTGGTATTGGATGGAAGTATATTGGTGTTCTCCACGAATACGCACATTGCGAAAAGCAGCCTTTGATCCAAGAGAAAATTGAAGGCAACTACGGGCTTGAGGCTCGTACTTTGGGTGCGCGTAATGTGAATATCACAGCGGTTGAAAAGTACTCCAAGGACGCAGAACTGCTGCTTGAAGCCTTGAAGACTGAACCCACAAACTCGCGGTATCAGTTCTATCTTGCACAGTCTTACTTTGATTCTCAGCAATGGGACAAGGCTACTGAAGCGTACTACAAGCGTGTAGAGATGGGTGGGTGGGAAGAGGAATGTTATTACTCCCTGTTCCGTGTGGCACTTATTGCTATTGCACAAGAGAAGCCGTGGGATGAAATACAGAGAAAACTCCTAGACGCATACGATTATCGTCCGTGTAGAGCAGAGCCTTTACATATGATCGCCCGTGCTCTTAGAGGTATGAACAGAAACAGAGCAGCGTATCTATTCGCAAAAGAAGCAGCACAACTTCCTCATCCACAACAAGACATCCTATTCATAGACACGAATGTATACAAGTGGATGGCACTAGATGAACTTGCTGCCACCGCTTTCTATGTTCACGATTACAAATTGGGATATGCTGCATGCACTAAACTGCTGCAAGAAAATTTGTTGCCATCATCTGAAGTGCAGCGGGTAAGAACAAATTTGGAGGCATATTCTCAAAAAATACGCGAAATGGAAAGAGCAATTCAACACGCACAGCAAATGCAAAACAAGCAGGCAGAATTGCAACAAATCAACCCGTCACCTAAAAGTGCATACATACCTCCTAGAGCGGCTCGCTTCAAGGAGAGAAAACGATAATGGCTTCAGCACAGTACGATATTTACGCCAAACAGGACGAAACCCTAAATTTCCATGTTGAGTATTACGATACCAACGGAAATGCAATTGATCTTGCTGGGTATACTGCCAGATTCCAAGTACGGCAAAATATAGCAAGCCAATACAAACTGTTGGATGCCACTGTGGGTGGAGTAACTGGTGGAGGACTAACGGGGGAATACCTAGAAGGAATTACCATGAAAGGTGGTTTAACATGGACTTCTCCGGGTGTTGCTGGAACAGGTGGAATTTATTTAAATAGAGGAGAGACGGGTAGCGTGTTTACTGGAGGAATCCGTTTGAACATCGACTACACCACTATGGGTAAGGTTCCTCTAGGAACATGGGTTTACGGTTTTGATTTGGTTCAAGGAGCCACCGTGAATGAACTCTTAACAGGTCGGTTTGTGGTTAGCGATAAAGTTGTACGATGACTAACAAACTAAAAATTAAAGAACCGTCTTTTCAGATCACCGCAAACATTGATGAGCGGATTAAAACCAAAAAACAAAAATTACTCATTAAAAGCCCAAACAAGATTACTATCAGACCTAAACCAAACGGCATAATAATAAACCAAACTAGAGATGTGGATGTATACAAACAAGATCAAGGTTTGGGGATAATCTTAAAAAAAACCGATCAGTCAGTAATATACAAACAGTCGGCTTGACATTTTGTTGACATAGTATACACTCCCCGTGAAGGAGATTCATCATGTACCAAATTGAACAAACACTTGGCGTTTACTCCGTTCCCGAAACTAATCCCCTGCTACCGAAGTTTGCCACAGCAGGCTCCGCTTGTTTTGACATTCACGCACGGCTACACCCCGAACACATCACCTTCTACGAGGGTTCATCGGGTCTGCCTGAAAAGAAAAGGGTGGATGCCACCAACTGCGAACGCAAGGTGTGGATATTTCCAGGTCAGCGTGTACTGATTCCCACAGGACTGATACTAGACATTCCTGCGGGTTATTCTGTGCGTCTACATGCCCGCAGCGGGCTAGCCCTTAAGAGCGGGCTAGTGCTCACCAACTCCGAAGGCGTGATTGACCACGATTACACCGAAGAACTGCTGGTCATGGTGAGCAACATCAGCAGCGGCAGCGGTGCACGAGAAATCCTTATCACCGACAACATGCGATTGTGTCAGGGCGAACTTGTCCGTTGTGTCCCCACCACCATTCAATGGGTGCAGGATCGTCCGCAGCGTGATACTCGTACCGGTGGATTTGGTAGCACAGGAGTCGGCACATGACCCGAGATGAACTACTAGCATTTCATGCAGAACTATGCAAGGCTGCTCGTGACCTGATGAGCCTGAAGAACCGTGACTACGCAGGCAAGGAAGGCGTTGAGCCGTTTGCCAACTTTACCCGCGTAGAGTCTATGGGCATCTGCAAGACTGAACAGGGCTTCATGGTGCGTCTCACCGACAAGATGAGCCGCCTGTCTTCGTTTATTCACGCAGGCAAGATGAATGTGCAGGACGAATCGTTTATGGACACCTGTGTGGATGTCATCAACTACATGGTGCTGCTTGCGGCGTATCTAAAGGACAAAGAATCCAAGATTAAATGATTCTATCGTGCTAAATCAAAATATACCACATTTTTATTGCTACATGAGAAAAGAACACATGTACCAACACAAGGATCACATTGGTGAATTTGTGAAGGTTACTGTGTTTGGTGCTCAATCAAATCCAGACAGAGCAATACTATTTCATGTTCTGACAGATGATGGACTTGTCCGAAGCAGAGTTCCTGTTCATATGTTGTGCCACAAAGAGACAGCACCACAAATGCCTTTGGATTATCTGCAATTGTGGGACTGCTTTTCTGTTAATTTCACAGTCACCGTTTACGATTATTTGAAAGCATCAAGAGTGAAAACGGTTCTTAAAGATAAACAAGAACTGTGGGGTAATTACATGATGACTTTTGATTGGTATGGTAATCCATACAGCGACGAACCAACACAATATAAGTGTCTACACATGATACAGTTGGACAACGGCTGCTATACACTACAACCAAATAATAGAATTTATTGGAAACATATGTCTTTTGTCACCAAACCTTTCCCCGAGAATCCAGATTTTAAAGTTGACGATAAAGTGTTTAGGTGTGAATCTGCCAGTGATCGTTGGCTGATTGATGGAGACGACGATTCATATTATTACGATTTAAAAAATCAAAACACCAATTATAATATTGAACAGTCCGAATAACGGGTTGACATACGCACAGACTGTGGTATACTGTGGGCATGATCCGCCATCTTGGCTACGCCTGTCAAAACTTGTCCCTTGCACGGGGACGCAAACACAAAGATCGGTTGCTCACCGACCGTACTCTTCGTATGGACAGGTTTACCCTTGAGCGTGTGGGAGAACTCGCCGTTCGCAATACCGAAGACCTTTTGCCTATTCTGCAATGGAATGCCGCAAATGGAATTCGGTTCTTCCGTATTGGGAGCGGTGTGTTTCCGTTCATGGATCATCCCACTCTACAGTACACCCTGCACGACCTAGCACTCCACCACTACGAAGCGATTACCGCAAACCTTGCTGCCGCAGGTCGGTACGCCAAGAGCGAAGGCATGAGGCTGTCGTGCCACCCTGGCCCATACACCTGTTTGGCTTCTCCCGATCACGATGTGGCAGACAAGAGCATTCTGTGCCTAGAGATGCACTCGCTGCTTGCAGACCTGTTGGGATACGGTGACGAGTTTGCCATCAATATCCATGTGGGCGGCACTTACGGTGAGAAGACTGATGCGGCTAAACGATTCGTGGACAGGTTCCGCGAGTGTTCTCCCCGTGTGCAGGCTCGCCTAACGGTGGAGAACGACGACAAGGCTTCCATGTGGAGCATGAGCGACCTGTACGAAATCCTGTGGTCGCGTTGTGACCGCTTGAAGTTGGTGTTGGATGTGCATCACCACCGCTTCTGTCAGCGTGAGAGTTTGGAAGACGCTGCCAAAATGGCGTTTGATACTTGGGATGGTTTCTGTGAAATTCCTAAAGTGCACTATTCAGAATCTCGTGACGGTGCTCGTCCTCAAGCCCACTCGGACTACATAAAGGGAGAGATACCGCTTCTAGACCCTGTGCGTGAATACGATGTCATGCTTGAAGCCAAAGCAAAAGATTTGGCACTACTTGAATGCCGTGAAAGGATTCTCCTGTGATTTCTGCATTGATTGCGACTGCTGCTCTTGCTGTTCCGCCCTCTGTCCCCACAGACCGCCTGTTGGATGCCATGTACACCGTTGAATCGGGGCGTGGCAAGAATCTGATTGGTGACGGTGGCAAGGCGATTGGCCCGTATCAGATTTGGGAAGAGTATTGGCAGGACGCTGTGGAATACGACCCGTCTATCGGTGGCTCGTACTGTGACTGCATGGACAAGGCGTACTCTGAACGGATTGTGTGGGCGTATTGGTGTCGCTACGCTCCGAAGGGTGCAAGCGTGGAGCAGTTGGCTCGTATCCATAACGGTGGACCAAAGGGACACAAGAACTCCAAGACGGTTGGGTATTGGGGCAAGATTCGGAAAGCACTAAAGTGACCATGTAATGAATTCTGAAACAGAAAACCCGTGTCTGCGGGAATACAACAAAGACCACTGTTGGCAATACGATATTCGTCTCCGCAACCGTGAAGACGACCTGAAAGCCGCAGGACTAACCGAAGATGCTGCACAGGCACTTCGGGTTTCTGATTTTGTATTTCGCCCACTAAACTCTCCTGAAGAACGGACTGAAGCAGTGGCGTTCATCAAGCGGCACGAGTGGTTGGGTAATCTGTCACAGTACACTACTCATTGGTTTGGTGCTTACTATCACGATCCGCATCAAGGCTTGGTGGGCAAGGACATCATGGCAGGAGTCATCCTGATGAACATGCCCAACGCATTTTCTAAACTGTTGGGCGAAGACACCAAGACGCTAGAGCGATTGGTTAGTCGTGGTGCGTGTGTGTCGTGGAGTCCCAAGAATCTTGCAAGTTCATTCCTGATGTGGTGCTGCGGGTGGATGGTGAAGAATACACCGTATCGCCTGTTCACCGCGTACTCTGACCCCACCGCAAAAGAATTGGGAACCATTTACCAAGCGTGTAACTGGTACTACTTGGGGCAGGAGTCAGGAACCACCACACGGTACATCAATCCGTACACAGGCAAGGTTGTGAGTGACCGCTTCTTCCGTGTGCGTAGTGCGTACAAGAAATACGCCAAAGAGTTGGGCATCAAGTGGGAGCGGGATTGGAACAACGATCAGCGTATGTTATGGGAGAATGTGCCTGCGGAAGTGGAAGCCCAACTCCGTGCACACAGTAAAAAGAAGCAGAGCGAGTCTCAAAAGATTCAGATGCCAAGCAAGCACAAGTACGCTTTTGTGTTGGGTGCAACCAAAGCCGAAACCAAGAAGTTGAGACGGGAGTTTGAAGAGCGTAATCCACCCAAGCCATATCCCAAAGAAAGGGGGAAGTGATGGGAAATAACAATCAGCGAGGAAAGAGATTGATTTATGGGATTGGGATCAATGATGTCGATGCCCACACAATGTGGATGGAGAATGGAAAGATGATGAGAGATCCTTACTATCACATATGGAATGGGCTTCTTCGACGCTGCTACAGCCCCGAATCTCAAAAACAAAAACCCGCCTATATCGGGGTCAATGTGCATCCCGATTGGCACAGGTTTTCAAAATTCAAGGAGTGGGTAGACAACCAACCACAGAAGGATTGGCGAGATTTGCACATGGACAAAGACTTGCTAGTGAAGGGCAGTAAAGTCTATGGCCCTGATACCTGCTGCTTTCTTACACATCAAGAAAACAACATTTTTAGACCATCTATTGTTCCGTTAGGGCACTGTCGTTATAGAAAAGATTGTCCAAAAACTCCTTGGGAATCTGTATATGGTAGGCATTTCGTCCTTTACACAACCAAAGAGGAAGCCGAGGTAGTGGCGGGCAGGGAGTCCATCAGAAGAATCATGGAGGTAGTCAACGCCAACCCCCACCAGTTCATCCGAGAGGCTATGATGAGATGGGTAGACGAGTGGAAGCAGGAACTACTGTTGCGTGAATCAGCATTTCAAAAACTTGGAGAACAAAATAATGGAACCCTACAAGACCACCTCTGCTGATAGCACAGCAGACACAAACAAGCCGTTTGGATATTCGTACTACTTGGACATGTACAGTTGTCGCGTTGGAGCAGCCGATGACTTGGAACTCCACTACCGTTTTCTTGAGCGGGTTGTGGACAAGATAGGCATGACCCGCATGAGCCAACCGGTAGTGATGCACGGGCCAACACAGAACGGACGGGAACTGTATCCTGATAAGGCAGGCGTTAGTGGTTGGGTTCCGCTGATTGAAAGCGGCATTCAGATTCACTCAATGGAGCCAAAGCGGTTCATTACTCTTGATGTATATTCGTGCAACCGGTTTGACAAAGACATCATTCTACAGTATGCTAGGGAGTGCTTTGGGTTTGAGTGGCACGAAGAGC